AGTCCTGCCTTCTTAGTTCTGGTAAAGGTATCTCTTCAGCAAGCATACTACTATCAGCATACCTTTGAGAGAACTCTTGATAAGTAAATGATCTGTGCCTTAGTATCTGTGCTGCTAACCCTCTAGTAGTTTCAATCTCCAGAGTCATATGTGCTTGCTCAAAGACCGACCAGTGACCGTGCTTTATGCAGTAGCCTAACAAACCAGCTACCTTCGGATTGTCCTGATTCTTTGGGTTGCTTACTCTTGCCACGTAACCCATCAACTCTTCTGCCTTTGGGGTCACTGTTACCAATTTCACGTTCATGATGTTTCTTGTCACGTTTCAGTTGTTTCTTAATCTGTTTAGCATAAAATATATCTTTCTTACTATACCAATCAGGATGCTCCTTCGCTAATCTTAAAAGTTTCTTTGCTGCCTTCTTGTCCTTCATTCATACTAGTCTGGATACCCATCATCGTCATCAAATACTTCGTCGTAGTCTGTGATATGGGGTGTGCTTTCGTATTTATATGCTGACACATCAGAATATATTTCAGACTCTAAAGAATCTACTATCAACTTAAGGTTCTTAACTATTAGTTTTAGTTTATCTCTATCCATTATCTCTTTAGAAAGTAATGATTGATAACTTCAATTTGATCATGATAACGTGCTATCTTATCCAACTCGCATCCTATTGCCTCAGTTATATCTGAATGCTCTCCTATACCTACAGGATGTTCAAGATAAACTTCTACGTTTGCTTTATGCTTTGCAATCTCACCCTGAGCATGTGCTAAGAGTGCCTTCAGTAGGTGATCTCTCATGTGAAGTGCCATAAAATTTCCTTTAATTAGAATTATATATTAAAAAAGGGGGTATGTAAACCCCCCTTGATTCTAAGCAGTTGCTAGTTCCTTATGGAACTTAACACCACGATAGGTTTCTTCAACCTTACGTGCTTCAGTTGCTTTCTGTGTATCAGTGTCATACTTGACACCACGGTAAGTGACTTGTGCCATCTTGTTACTCCTAAAGTAGTTGGATTTTTAGCCCCGTTCCTTTAGTCATTTGCGTTCTCCAAAGGAGAATGAACGCTCCGTTCCGTGACTTACTTGCGACCCTTCTGGGTTGAACGTAATAGTATGTTAGCATACCATAATTATATAGTCAAGCTCTTTTGTATTATTGGATACCAAATCCCTTAACTACCTTCTCTGCATGTCTATTATTCTCTTTCAACTTAGTCATCCAGATTCTTTCTTGGAGACTGACCTCCCCATCAGTTGATATAACTCTACAGCAGATATCAACTAGCTTGTTGTAATAGTTGTTGCTTAACATATTCAATTGCTACTGGTAGTATGGCATATTCTTTTCTTTGAATAGCCTTAGTTAATGATTTAATAGTATCCTCTGGAAGGATAGCAACTTCTCCTTGTAGTATAACTTCTCCTCCATCCAACTCTTCATTCACATAATGAACACTACATCCAGTAACATCATCACCACTATCTAATGCTTGTTCTACTGCATTCAAACCCTTATACTTAGGTAATAAAGAAGGATGAACATTAATAATGGGAGCAGGGAAAGCAGCAGGATTTTTAATCACTCTCATATATCCTGCAAGGACTATGAGATCTACTCTACATGCTTTAAAAAGTTCTATCATCTTATCTTCATCTTTATGAGGAACTCTTACATGAGGAATTCCAAATTTTGCTGCTCTTTCAACAGCACCACACTTCTTTGTATTGTGTATCATCACAACAACTTCATTAGTATTACATAATGGATTAGTAACTATGTTTTCGAAGTTGGTTCCGTTACCAGAACACATAACGCCAAGTCTCATAATGGTGGATACTCAGATTGAATTTGTTCTAAAGTTTTCTCTACTTTAAAGTCTTCCATTAATCTTTGCACTTGTTTCTTATCTAACCCTGACAATTCCTCACAATTCTCCAAACACAAATAGATACATTCCCTATCTGAAATATCTGGTTTCTTTGGCCATCCTTGATGATCAACCTCACCACCAGCATCTGCTTCTAAGTAGGAATAGTCTTTACTCATTCTTGAAACTGATCTAATGTCCAAGCTGGGTGAATCTTCTCTCCCTGATAATAATCTTTCAATGCTTCTATCATAATCTCTTTCAACTCTGCCCTTTCCATATCATCAAAGATAGGCCATTGTTTAAAGTTTGCTGGTGGATAAATGGGATTACCATCAGCATCATGAGGATATACATTGTCTGTACATCCCTTAACTGCATCACCACTCATCCCCTGAGTATCAATCTTCTCTGTCATAACGGTTTACCATGCTTATCAACTAAACCTAGCTTCTGAACCTGTCCTAAATTAGACTTCTTAAATTTCTTAATCCTTTTATACTCTTTAATAATCTTATCCACTTCATCATTGGATACTTTAACTTTCAATTCCTTTCCTTCATCTTGAGGTACAAATCCTAAACCACTACTCTCATCTTTCTCTTCTTGTTTTGATTCTATGTAATCATTAATCCCAAGTTGAATGTCTGCCTCAATGATGTCATTGATTTGATCTCTAATATCTTTATCTTTCATTTTCTTTTCCTCTTCACTTTCTTTTCAGGCTTAGGATCAAGACCATTCCATGTTTTAGGATTACTAGTACCAGAAGTCCAAGATATATTTTGAAGACCTTCTTTATACTTATCCCAGTAAGTATCAAATATCTCCACCTTACTATCAGCTATCACTATATCATAAGACATTTTATCCTTCTCGACATAGGTTACTAGATAAGAACTCTTAGGAAGTTTCTTATCATCAGCAGCCTTCTTCTCACATTTTTCATGAATAAATTTCACTACTAACTCCTCCCTCCCCATTCAATGTCTGGGTATGCTTCTTCCACTACTTCAAATGGAACATCATACATATCTTCCAAATCACCATCCTTTACAGCAATAATGATATCAGCTTCCTTAGGATGTAAACCTTCTAACATCTGTATGAAGATAGTCTCTCTTCTAATGGTAGACAGAGCATCATTACCACCCTTAACAAACATATAAAGGTTTCTCTGCTCTCTACGTAATGAAGAGTGGTCTGTACCTAATGGGTTCTCATTTGGCTTGTAAGGAACCTTTCCTTCAGGAAGAAGAGAAATAATTGAGTCATCAAAGTTCCAAATGAAAAGACTCTTTAAAATATCACATTCATACTCTTGAAGTAAAGCAACTTTCTTTGCATCAGTCTTCTGCTGATCTACCAACTCAAGTATCTCATTCATAAATGGATTGTTAGGAAGCTTCTTAGCTGCTGGTGATGCTTTCTTACGAGGTCTTCTTGTCTTCTTTACCACAGGTGGTTCAGGAGTTGATTCAAGAGTGTTCTCCGTCGTCATCATCGTCGATTTCTTTGTCATAATTGTTCTCAATTCTTAGGGCTAAAATTTCATCTGGAACTAATTGTCCATTGGCATCAAACATCTCTGGATGAGTGTATACTATTTGAGGAGTAGTTTCATATGAATGCTGTCTTGCCATCCATCCTATCATACCACCTACTAATAATGCAAGAGCAGACATTACTGTCATGAGAGTCAAGGTTACTACTAGTGTTTCTGACATGGCACTCCTCCAGAGAGTTATTTTTTTCTAATGTCCAAGTAAAAATTAAAGTGAAAGACAATCTCTCTATTCCATAGAGCAATTAAGTTTCCAAACTTTACTTGAAATGTCTTAGGCTTTTCTGGTTTCCTCCGATTTCTTAGTAATAATTCTACACCTCGATTGATATCAGGTTTGCTTTTATTTAGATCCTTTTTTTCTTCTTCCTGGTCTTCTGTCACGTTGATACCTCCATGCATCCTCTAATATACTATACAAATATGCTTTTATTTTTCTTGCCTGAGGTTTAGGTATGTGACCATATGCCTCACGCAATTGTTTATGATTGTTATCAGCACCCCCTTTAATATACCCTTCAAGTTCTAATACTTGATCAGATATTTCAGCAGCAGTAGAACTCTCCACAAAGGAATCTATCTCTGCCTTTCTAGTCTTACGATACTTAAGAAAATCATAAAACTTGAGTTGC